TCCGCGAGCTGCGAGATTTCGGCATTGTAAGCCCGCTGGGGGTCTTTGGCGTAGCGCGTGTGGCCGGCACACCGCTCGATGTTGTCAATCACCCAACGCTTTGCATAGAACGGAATGATCGGAATGTTCGTCCCGGCGATTGTCTCTTCCGATAGAACCTCGTTGCCCGTGATGATGTATTTGATGATCTTGGGCCGCTTGACGATCCGCGTCCGCTCGACCTTCCAGCCCTGAACTTCAAGGCCCTTAAGCGTTTCCGACGATGGGTCGAACAGAACCTTGGGCTCCGTAATCACCGGATGGGATAGCGTGACCTTCTTCGACTTGCGCTGCTCTACCTCGTAATACTCAGCGACGGTGTAAAGCTCCGGCCTGAACCATTCGTAGGTCGTTGCCGGGAGCATCGCGAAGTTAGCCGGGATCGCGTCGGGATATTGTTCCTCGAACGCGTCCGGACTCATCCCATTCAGGACGAAGCAAAACTTGGCATCTTTCTTGTCCTGACGCCGGGAGTCGCCGTCGAAGAACACCCGCATGTCCGCATCCGTAATGGGTTCGAAGCAGATGCGCTGGTAATCGTTGTCGGGATCCGAATCGTCCTCATACATCGCCCGGAGACGCCACGCGCCCATGCCCCCACCGACACCTTCATCGAAGGCCGTGTCGTAAGCTTCCTGCGCGTCGTATTCCTGCTCGTCGGCGCGGTAGAGACCGTTTAACGATTCGGCGGTCTTGTCATCTGTCGCGTCGTCATCGGGACGAAACTCGACGCCGATCCTGTTCGAGCGATAGTCCGAGAAGATGCGGACGATTTCCTTGTGGGTCTTGTTGATCTCTAGACGCGGGGCATTCTCGAATTGAGAACTCCACTCGTCATCCCATTGAGCGCCGCGTATCGTGGCGAAGCGGCGGTCTTCCAGGCATTCCCTGCGCTCGAACTGCTGGACGTTCCAGATGGCGTCGAACCGCTTTAGCGCGCGTGCGTGGAGCTGCTCCCACTGTTCCTGCGGATCGGCCATCCTCGCGGGGATAGCGTTGGGTCTAGCGGTATGCGGACTTTCTGAAGCCCGTCACCGTTGACGGGACGTAGGCCGCAACAGATGGTTTTGCCTGACTAGCGCGCCTCGCCCCCTCGACCGCATAGCGCAGCGCGTCGATCAGGTGATTATCCTTGTCCGCCAGAACCGAAGTCACTTGGCCCGTGAGGCTGTCCACCTTGTAGCTGTAATGGGTCAACTCATCGATCACATGAGCGCAGCGCGGGTGAACAACGAGGTTGTAGCTCTTCAGGAACTCCACGCCCTCTTCGAGCGAACGCTTGCCCTTTATCGCCGATTGAATGCGCGGGAAGCCGTTGCGGCGAAGATGGCTGATCGTCTCGGGCCGGGAAGAATCTGCCGTCATCCAATACTTCTCGGAATCCGGGATCGCCATGAAGAGGGTTGGCAGCTCAACGGTCTCGACGTGAAGTCCCCACGCTTCATAATCGACGAACAGTTGCTTGCCCTTGAGGTAACAGCGAACAGCGCAGCTAGGGTCGATAGAGAAGCCGAAGTCCGCTCCCAATCGATACTCAGCTCCAGGATCGCTCTCGAACTCCTCGACGACCCAGTTCTTGAACACCCGCGCTTCGGAGTTGCGGCGATACTCGCCATGCCAGACGTGGAGATATTTGTCGTAATCCCTGGCCCGCGTGTATTCCATGCTTTCTCGAAGCACGCTCGGGAACCACGGGTTATGTTTGTAGCCGATCTCGCGAACGATGCTGTTTGGTGGTGGCTGGAACTTGGCTCGATCCTCGTCCTCCAGATGATTGCCGCGAAACATCGCATCCACCGGATCGGTGGGCAAATCCGGGTTCCACGTCCAAATCAGCCTTGAACCTTCGCGGCGGATGGTCGGCTCCACGGAATCGATGGACGATTGGCTAAACGCCTGCGCCTCATCGCCCCAAAAGGTGGTTATGCCCTCGATCGAGCGAATGCCGTTGGCATTGCCCTTGATGCCGGAGAACAGGAACAGGCTCTCGTTCGGCCCGCGTATCTCCGTCTCAGTGCTGGTGAAGGCGGCCCTGACCCCAAGCCGGTCGATCGCGTCGTCGAGAAGCCGCTTCGATGAGTCCCTGATGCTCTTCTGAATTTCACGGCCACACAAGACGCGCTCGTGACGATCCAGCGCCTGCAACACCAACACCGTTGCTACGGTGAAGCTTTTGCCGCCGCCACGTCCTCCATGCCATGCTACGTGCCGAGCCGGTTTGAACAGATCCTCATAATATGCCGGAAGCTCTAGGGTCGGCAGCTCACTCTTCGACACCCGGAATGCCTTTCAGGATGAAGCCTGCGGGCAATGGGTTCTCAGGATCAGAGCCGATAAGCTGCTTCTCTCGCCAATCCTTGGGGAACCTGGCAGCCATTGATCGCGACCAGACAGATGCATTGAACTTGTCGGACGTCATGCCCACACGACCCGCGATCTCCCACCATACCTGACTGGCCTCTCTCGCGCGGGTTAAGGCTTCCGAAAACTCAGGGTACGATGCTGGCCACGCTTCTTCCAACGTGCTGCGCGCGACCCTGATTGAATATGCCATCTCGACAACGGAGGCTCCCTGCTCGCCAAGCTCAATAACGCGCTCGCAATAGACAGGATCGTATTTTGTAGGCCGTCCCCCTGGATGCTTTCCATTAGTCACTGAAAGCCTCGCCGACTAAATGATATTCCGTGACGACAAGCCAGCGCCTCATCGCCCAAATAGCCTATCAAACGACAAATCCTCATCGATTTCCGGCCAATGAATTCCTCGGCCTGCACCGGCGATTCCCCACTTCGCCCGCTGCTCCGGTGTAGCCCTTAGAAGGCGCGGGTATTCAGCTATAGGAACGGTTACCGAAATACCTTCATGCTGGACGGTGAAAGTTTCTTCAGAGAACATGATTTTCATCATCCAGCCTTCTTCATCGGTTGAACAAATCCCGCATCGATCAAAGCCTGTAATAGCTTGGCTGAGCCTTCCCGTGCGTCTTTCTCAAATCGGTATTCGCAATAATCGGCGGGATCGATCCGCTTGTTGCGCTGGCGACAGTTGGTCGGCGGGTCCTCAACGCCTTCTCTAGCTGGGTAATATTTCCCCCTGACAGAGGCCCTCGAGCGTTCGGGAAACAGCGCGCACGTCTCGTCGAGATTTAGACCATCATCAATGGCCTTTTGGAGTTTCTCAACATCCATCGGCTTCCATTTCGCCACTGCGCGAACAGGTTTTACGAAATTGCCTGAGCCCTTGCCGCTAGTCGATGTGATCATATCCCACCCCGCCCATTTCCTCACTGACCCGTAGCTACAGCCACCACCCTAATTGCCATCTCCATTAACCGAACCGTTTCCACGGCAGCCGCCGTTCCCAACGATAGGCTGAACAGAACCAGAAGCAGCTTCACGCGTCCGCCTTCCGGTTCACTTCATCGATCGCCAGTTCCCACAATCTTGCGAGACGGGATTCCTCACGGCGCTTGGTGTGCATCTGCATCTCAAGCTCGAATATCTCGTCTCGAACCGTGTTCAGCTTCAGTGAAACCTCGCGTAGGTCGTCCAGTGCGTGTTTCATGCCGCTTCCACGAAGGCTGAAATGCGGAAGTCGTAGCGAACCTTCACGTTTCCGCGTCGGCCAGGATAACCCTTTCGAACCTTCGTTACGCACAGGTCGGCATCATGCTCGCCACGGTGATAGGACAGACCGAAGTCAGCCTTGTTCGCCCAGTTTGCCGAGCCGGATATATCCAGCAACCGGGGCATTCTGATCTTGCCCTCGAACGGCTTTGTCGGGTGCGCCGCAATCCAGAAGGCCACATCGTGGATCTTGGCGAAGCGCTTTATGGCTCGAAGGGCTCGCCCGATGTAGACCGTCTCCGGCTCGTGCGGTCGCATCTTGTGCTCAAGCTCATTCCACGGATCGAGGATGATAACCCGCGTTCCATCGCGCTGAACTGATACCCGGCACAAGGCCAGGAAGGCTTCGATGTCCAGCTCCTCGTCTTCGTCCACCGATTGGGTGATGATCCGCAGCCGCTCGCGCATGATCGCATCGCAGGCCGACGTGTTGGCGGATTTGAGTTCGTGAGCGCCGCAACCCAGCATCGCGGCCCGGATTCCATCGCGGAGGATCGGCTTAACGTCGGTCTCGAACGAGGCTACCAGTGTCGGAACGCCGGACTTGAGGAGGTGGGCGATCACGCTGTCCAACACGGTCGTTTTGCCCATATTGGCGTGGCCGGTGAACACCGTGAGAGTGCCGGGGACGATGTAGAGGCAGGGCCTTGACGTATCCCCGTTGTCGTTGAGCGGGCCAATGCCGGTTTGCCACGCGGTGAGTTCAGGCCGCTCGGGGAAATCGTCGATCGTGTAGAGGCCCTTGATCGGCATCGGTTTGGCGCTGTTCAGGACATCGCAAACAGCCTCCAAGCCGTGAGCCTGAAGCGTGTCGTTCAGATCCTTGCAGTTTGGCCCGTAGTCCACGAACGAACAGCGATCCGCTCCAAGGTGGGCGACGAGGTTTGCCCTGAGTTTTAGTCCGGCTTCGTCAGAATCGGTCGCGAGGATGAAGCTCTCAACGCGGTTGAGGAGGTCGCGGGCGTCCCATAGATAATCCAGCTTGCCTTCCGCCCCAGAAGCCCCATTAGGAACGGAGACTGCCCTGAAGCCCGCCTGGATTGCGGTCAACGCGTCCCATTCCCCCTCGCAGATCACAACCGGCTTCTTCGAATCTTCGAGCAGGCAATCGTGGTTCCACAGGACCAAGCGACCGCCCTTGTCCATCTGGTGGCGCTTTTCGGAGATCAGCCGATACTTGTGGTTCGCGACCTTTCCCCGCTCGACATAGGGAACCGATAACCACGCCTTGCCGTCCTTCATCTTGGTGGACAGCCCGAACTTCTCGGCCAGCTCGGCGGAAATCCCGCGCCCTTCGATCCACTCTTTGTGCCGTTGGTGCAGTCCCATCGCCTTCAAATCCTTTGTGTCCGCAGTGGTGGCATAAGAAAACCAAACCGCCTTCGACTTCAGTGACGCTCAAACATCGCTCTCGCTTGTTTCGCCGGGTGTGAGAGCATTCCGGGCAAAGCTGTTTTCCGGGCTTCATGGCATCCCATCCCAGACTGGTTGCCGAGCCTCCGTGGCCGCCTTTTGCTGTTGGTTTGCTAGCCAGTTAGAGGTGGACATGAACCACCGCTCGCGGTCCTTGTCCGTAGCCTCCAATGCGAGCCAGTCATCGCGACTCTGAAGCCGCGCCGCCAAGTCGAGATCGGGGAAGGCTTTTCGCCACTGTTCGAAGTCGCGGCGCTTGAGTTTGATCACCTTGCCCTCAAAGGCATAACCGCCCTTGGGCGGCTTATTATTATTCTTCTCTGTATCTGCTTCTGTCTCTGTATCTGGGGGCGTTTCAGCAACGGGTTTGGAACGTTCCCTGAAACGTTTCACTCTTCCAGTGGAAGTGTCTGATTTATATTGTCTTTCGTTCCACTTGTTGGGGGCGTAGTGCGATCCGTTGGGACCACCGCTGCGGCACTCGATAAGGGTGGCGTTAAGCAGGCGTTCGAGCAGCGTTGAAACGGCGTCTTCCGTTTCACGAAGAGCAAAAGCGATGTCCGCGACTGGTGGCAACTTCCCGTCATTTCTAGACGCGAGGCAGAGCAAATTGACCCAGCCTTTAAAGTCTGCGGGAGATAGTTTCTGGACCTTGGGATCGTCCAGAATCTCGTCATACATGCGAAACCAGCGGCTCATTCACGCCGCCTCCAGCTTGTTCGATTTGATCAACCGCTCCGCTTCGGCGTCGGTAATTTCCCCACGCTCGCGCCAGCCCATGATGAGCATTTTGCGGACGGAAGGATCGCTGATTTGATCTAGGATGCGCTGGCGGCGGTTCATACGCGCACCCCGCTCAGCAGGAACCGAGCCGCGCCATCGATGGTTGTTTCATTGTCGTTCGCCCAGCGGACAATGGCTTTGATGGTTTCGACCTTCAGGCGCTCAGACGAGTGCTTTTCGTCTCCAGGAATAGGCTCTAAATCGTCGTCAGCTGGATCTGGTTCGCGCAGGATTTGATCAACCCGGCTATCGCGCCGCTTCATGTCGCGAAGCATCGTGCAGATGGAGCCTCGGCTGCGACCGAGGGCATCCGCAACGTCGCAGTGCCGCATACCACTTTCGATCATGGCGACTGCACGCTTGACTTCTCCGGTGGTCCAGAGGCGGCGAGAGTCAGTCATCGCGCCTGATCCCCACGCGGTGCCATCCATTCGGCTACCTGATCTTGACGGGTCATGCTGATTCACCGACGCTGGAAACAGCGGCCCGAGCTTCGTCCTGAGCCTTGCGCAGAGCTGATTGAAACCAGCGCTTGTTGCGAAACTCCTCGCCTGCCGCATCGCGACGATCCGCGATCGAAAGAAGGTGGCGATAGCGCCCCACCGCTTCTGCTGCTTGGAGAGCTGTCATTGCCCCTCCAGACACACGATGATCTTTCCGGCGGCCATCAGAACCATTCCTCAGACCATCCACCGCCATGCTTTTTTGCGACAGTCTGGACAGCCTTGAACCGGAACGGATATTGCTCGGCGGCGATCTTGATTTTCGCCCGCGCGTCGTCTCGCCAGAAGCCCTTAACTTCGTGGCACTCGATCACACCGTCCTTTGCCATCACGGCGAAGTCGGGCGTGTAAAACGTGTTGTCCGCTAGCCGGAGCTTCAGTCCCTCGAAGCGATACCACTGGATATCACCAAGGCTCTGCGCGTCTTTAAGGTCGCGTTCGTAAGCGGCCTCCGTCTTGTTCATAGCGCCGGATTTGAGACGGCCGAGCGCGTAGAAGTTGTTTCCCCGCACGCCCTCTATCTCCCGAGCGCCTGAGAGGGTGTGGAATGGGTCACGCAGCCTCTCCCAACAGGTTCAGATTGTAGGGGCGGTTGATCCAGAGAACCTCGGTGCGTTCACGCGCGCCATCGGCCAGATGCTTGCGCTCTACCCGATACCAATCTGGCAGACTTTCATCGTAAAGCGGATGCGGATAACCGGAGAGGATCACAGTTCCCTTGAGCGACCGAAGGAACGTCAAAAGCTCACTATGATCCTCGTCTGTCAGTTCGTGCGCGTAATCCTTTGAGAGGTCAGCCCGCGTTGCGAATACGTAGGGCGGATCGACATAATGGAGCGTTTCTGAACCATCGTGCGCGGCCATCGTTAGCTTGGCGTCTCGGTTCTCAATGACGATACCTTGCAGCCTATCCACGATCATGCAGAGCGCGTCGGGATAGTTGGACCAGTCATGTGCCGGCGTCGTGCCGCTCCGATTGCTGTTCGCGCGAAATCCGGTGCTTCGGTTGTGGCCGTTGGATCCAAAGCCCATAAAGCTGCGCGTTATCAGTCGCCGCGCACGCTCCACGGGATCATCGCTCTGACCATACGCGGCAGCAAATTCTTCGCGAGCAAACGGAGTAAGGCGCACTTGCTCGACAAGCTCGGCCGCGCGGTCTGAACGGAGAACGCGGAACAGGTTGACCACATCGCCGTCGAGATCGTTGTAGACCTCAGCATATGCGCGCGGTTTGCGGATTAATACGGACGCCGCGCCACCGAATGGCTCGACGTAGCAACGGTGACGCGGGAAAAAGCCAATCACCCACGGCGCTAGATTCCACTTGCCGCCGTGCCAGCGGAGAACGGGGCGTGTTGGCTCGCTCACTTGCCGCCCCCAAGATCAAGCGGAACCTGTCGGCCCTGCATCGCCCGTTCGGCGGTCGTTTCCTCAAACCGCACGGCCAGCTCGGGCCATAGGTGAAGCGCCTTCATCCAGGTTGACGCTGGCATGTCCCCGCCAGCAATGTAGCGGGCGATCTGGTCCTCGCTCTTGCCGAGCAAGTCTTCCATTTCGGTGAGAGTCATGCGACGTTCGGACTTCACGCGGCCAAGCGCTCGGCCCATTCTGCTAAGGACATCGAACCTGTCGAAATCCGCAGATTTGCGGGCGACATCGGGAGCCGTCGCCACTAGAGGCCCCCGTCATTATGAAGGCGCAACGAACTCGGCAGATGAGGCACGTCCCCATAGATCGTGGGTGCGTCAGTGCGCTTGGGTCGAATGAACCACGCCAGCGATCCGAGAAGAGCGAACCACAGAATAAGGGAGATGATGGAGGCGGGTTCCATTTACCGGCTCGCCAACCAGACAGCATACACTACCAAGCAGGAGTGCCCCAAGATCACCAGCGGATGCACATGCCACGCAAGCTGAAGTCCAAGCAGCACACCCTGAAACGCGATGTGCCAGCGCAAGAATGTTCCCCCGCCCATCTGTCAGAGGAACCTTGCAACCAGTATCGGAACCAGCTTGGGAACCGACAAAAGCACCGCTTCGAATATGCAACCGCCAGTCCAGAAGCAGAGGCCGACAAGCTGCCACTTGAGAAGCTTGCCGTAGCTACTGGCTATGGTGGTGAGAGCGCTCATGCTGCGGCTCGCTGTCCGAAGCTCGCCACCCACGCTTCGTATCGTGCGCGGCGCTCTCTCTTTAGAATGTATGCCCGTTCGGCTGCGGTCCTGCGGTCCACACCAAGGGAGGCGAGGATTTGACGAACGCGCTCTCTGGTTATCCCGTAGCTGTCGCCGATTTGCTTGAGTGTTTCACCGGCCTTGTATCGGGCGGCGATGGCTCGCTCTCGGCACTCCTCAATACCAAGGGCGATGCAACCGGTAGCTGCGGCCTGCTCGACAATGCCGAGAAGCTCCGGGACAGGTTCAAACCACTCGGTCGCGCCGCAAACATCTTTCCCGTTTCTTGTCGGGGCCTTTGTGCGCACGTGAGCAAACTTGATGTGAAGATTACGCTCAAGCTTGAAGTCGCCGGACGCTTCCGCGAGAAGCTCAACCTCCACCGCAAGATCGAAACCAAGTTGTTTGCATCGATCCTGCGGCCATGCCGAGCAGCCGATCTTAATCGGACCGCTCGTTCCAACGACCCGCGCGAAATAGACGCTCATGCAGCAGCCTTGCCCGCTTGCTGCACTTGCAGCGCCTTCAGAGCGATGAGGGTCCGTGCATCAACAGGAAGCTTGCCCGCTTCCCATCTCGAAACCGTTGCCTGGGTTACGCCTAGGAGAGATGCCAGCTGATCTTGAGTTAGCCGCATCGCGCTCCGAATGCGCTTCACTTCCTCGCTCATATATACGTATATACGCAAGGAATTGAGGCGATGCAACAGTCATTATGCGTGAGCGAGTTATACGCATTTCCAAATCGGGGTTATCGGCCACCCATGGTTGGCCTCTCGGACAAGATTCGGAACCTGCGCCGTTCGCTTGGGTTAAACCAAACGGAAATGGCCGAGCGCTTGGGCGTAACCCAAGCGAGCGTCTCGCGCTGGGAAAAAGGATCCGTTCCGGACGGCCCTCGGTTATCCCAGCTTGCCGAATTAGCGGGCGAATCGGTCAGGGATTTCATAAGCAGCCCGGATTCCGGGACCGAGCCGCTACTGAGCCGCTATTGGGTTCGTGGGCAGGTGGCGGCGGGAGTCTGGGCGATGGCTTATGAATGGCCGCAGGACGATTGGCAGCCATATTCCGGAGGTTCTCACATAGAAGTTCCAGAGGGAATGCGCTTTGGGCTCGTCACTAAGGGCGAGAGCATGGACCAGGTGTATCCGGAAGGAACGGTCCTAGATTGCGTGAGGCTAGAGGTGTTCAATGGGGAAATCTCGAACGGCCAGCGGGTCATTGTTGAACGGGTGCGCCATGATGGCGAGATCGAGGCAACGGTCAAAGAATACATGAAGGCGGACGATGGCCGCGAATGGCTTGTTCCTCGTTCAAACAACCCGGCGTTTCAAATGCCGATAGCGATGGACGATCCCGGCCCGGACATCGCTGAAATCCGCATCGCCGCGATCGTCGTCGGTTCCTACCGGCCAGAATAGGCATATCCGCTCGCGAATAATTTTACGCTAGAGCGACTTTTGCGCGCTTGACAGTATGCGTATGCGTATATATACACTCTCCTCAACGCACAAGCGTGGAGGATTCGATGCTCGACTACCAAATCACCAACGTCCGCAAATATGACGGAACGAACCGCACCGAGAAGGCCATCGAGGTTTTCAACGCGGTAACCGGCAAGACGATCAGCACCACTCGCCGCCGCCCATTCGAGCCCAAGGATGCTTGGGTCGCCCGCGCTTTTCAGTTCGCCGTGGCGATGGATCGCCGAGACCGGAGCGAAGTCCTCGCCCGCAAGCTCGGCGTGGCGCTCACGGCGTAAGCCCACAGGTTCAACGCACAAGCGTGGAGGAAGAGAGATGGCTACCCACTTCACCATTCCCGGCGAGGGAGACGAAAAGACCGTCGTTCGCACTCGCGTTCGAGTCGAATGTGAGCAGTGCGGTGAACCGGCAACGAAGAAGCACACTTACCTTCTGCCGAACGGTCGCCAGAATCCTGCCTCGTCTGCCTACGGGCGCGATGATTGCAGTTGGTGCTCCGACCACGAAACGTTCACCTGCGATGATTGCAGGCGTCCGAGCGAAGACGGGTTTGAGTGGTGCTCCACTTTCTCGCTTACGCCCGACAACCTGCGGTTCGCTCACATGTTCCTGCGCTGGGATGAGCGCGAACTGCTGCCCGAACAGGTGGCGGCATGACCCGCGCCGAGGCCCTTATCATCGCCCGCCATATCGCCGCCGGAGCGTGTGCGATGCACGGATGCGGCCCCGCCTACTGCACCATGATGCAGGACGGACGCATTGACGATGCGACCGAGGTTCAAGCTGCGCTCGCGGCCCTCACCATTAGCGATGCTCACAAGAACGCGCGGCTTGAGGAAATCCGCGAGCAGTCGGCGAAGGTCGTCGAGATCGCCGCGTAAGCCCACAGGTTCAACGCACAAGCGTGGAGGAAGAGATGCAGATCGAGCGCTACCAAGTCCGCGAACGCGAGAACAGCAAGTGGTTCCCCTTCGCCGTCATCGACACTCTAATCGATTACCGCGCCGTCGCCTTGGCGGCGAATGAGGAAGACGCGGAGCGTGAGGCAGAACGTCTCAACGCGATGGAAGAGTTTCACGCCTCAGAGAGTCTGCGGGCATGACCGATCTCCGTCTCGTATCCAGCAACGACCGTCCCGATCCGCTTGTCGGCGCGCTTGATCGCGCCATCACAAATGTGGACCGGGCACTAGAGATCGCCAACGAACTTGAGGTTCGCTTGAGCGAAGAGCGCCAGCCGGATTTCGCATCCGGTCTCAAGATTGGCCTGTTCATAGGCTGTGTTGCCGGATCGTGGCTGACCGTGGCGATTGTGTTCGTCTGGGAGCTGTTTCAGTGACTGGGCGCTCCCCTTCGGGTCCGGGCTGCCAGCCTCCGGCCTCAGCCTCAATCTCCGTTGCCCCGTCCCTTCGGGCTTCGATCCGTATCGCAGGAGATGTGGCATGACGCGCCTGCTATTTGTTGGCGAGAAGCCCTCACCAACGGCTGAGCGCAAAGGCTGGTCGTGGGATGACGGGCGCGTTGCGGCGCGGACGCTCCACGAGGCGCTGCGGGGCGCAGGCATAGAGCCGAGCGAGTGCGGCTTCACCAATCTGTTCGGGCAAACCGCCAGTGCGCCCGAGCGAGGAGCTGAGCTTACCGCTAGAGCCGATGTGCTGCGTGCAGCCTCAAAAGTTGGCGTCATAGTGGTGGCGCTTGGCAACAAAGTGTCGAGGCAGCTTGAGCGGCATTCGGTGCCTCATGTGCCGCTGATCCATCCTGCTGCTCGCGGGAAGATCAGAGCGCGCGAACTCTACGCGCAGCACGTCTCGGCGGTTCTTATCCCTGTTTTGGAGAACGCAGCATGACGGCCCTATCTGATGCCGCAATCCTCGCCGCAGAGGAGGCTTACGACACAGTTATCCGCGCCGAAGGATCGCGCTCTCCCTACCTGAATACGCGCGCGTTCTGTGCTGCCTTTGAGGCAGCGTCAGCGATCGAAGCCAGTAGGGCCATCGACAGCGAAGCTGGCGCGGTCGGAGACGAGAGCGCGACGGCTGAAAGCCGGGACGCCCAAGGAGAAGGTCAATGACCTCTTCTGCGAAGGAAGCGCTGCTGGAAGGCGTGGAGGCGCTTCGAAAGGCGACAGTCGCCTTGATCGTTGCCGCCGAACAGGACTCTGTGTCTGACTGGCCGAGCGGCGTAGACTACGGGCTTCTCGACGATGCGTGGAAGGCGCTCGACGAAACATATCCCGCCATTTGGGCTGATGAACAGGTCAATGCCATCAATGCGTGGCAGGGGTGCGGTTGGGTTCATCCGCTAACCTGTCCGAACCACGGCGACAGTTGGCACAAGAACGAGGACGGAGAAGAGGTTGTACCCGTTGCTGTGAGGCAAGGGCTAGTCTGTCGTTCGTGCGGATATCGTCAGTTCTGGGTGCCGGATTGCTGTCTGAAGGGCGCACCGCCTGATCCCGCCGCCGCTCTCCGCGCTCAATCGGAGTCACGGCCATGACGTATCCGATTGTCGAGAAGCTGCTGCACGAGAACGTCCTGTATGACTACGGCGATGGCGTAACCCTCACAACGGCGAGGAATCGAGACGGACCCGAAGCCGCCGCACACATCGAAGCGCTTGCCGAAGCCTTGGATGATCTCGTCACCGCCGTTGGAGAGACGTTCCCCGATAGCGAGTTCACCGGCCAGATGCTTCGTGCCCGCACCGCCCTCTCCAACCTCCGCGAAGGGGGTGGACAATGACCGCGATGCTCTGGCCCGTATTCTCGTTCGCCAATCCGTCTCAGCCGGTGGTCGCATACTTCTTCGACTACGGGGACGCGGTCGATTTCGTGAACGAGAACCTTTGGACATGCAATCTCTACATCGGGCCTGCGAAATATGATCGGCGGGTGCGCGGCTATCGGCCTGCTGTCCCGATCCTCGACCTCGAAACACGCCATCTTGGCGATGACAGATACGGAGTTGCAGCATGATATTTCTGACTATCGTGGGCTACGGCCTACTGTTCCTCGCGCCATTCGCTATCGCAGTCTGGGCGTTAGTGTTCTGGTTTGATGTCAGCCATGGCGAGTGGTGGGGACTTACCGCCGCACTGTTCACCTGTCTGATAATTGCTGCCGCAGCGCTTCAGGTGGCCTCATGGCTTGGACTGGTGTCGTGGTCATGACCCCACTCCCCATAGCAGAGCCGCGCACGATTGCTGGCGTAATTGATCGCATGTTTGCCGAGCAGGAGCATAGGCATTCGTGGATCTTCAGGGCTGGCGAGCAAATCCGAAAGCGGCAAGCCGAAGATGCGGCCTCAATCGAATCACAAACACATTCTCAACCGAAGGGAGCCGGGACTGGTCAACAGTCCCGGTAGCTACAATGGCGACTAAGCCCGACTACAATAAGCTGATGGAGGAGGCGATGGGTCCGCGCAAGGATCCGCGCCAACCCATCTTCCGCTATCACAATTGCTGGAAGTGCCGCGAGGGCGAACGCCCGTGTGCAGAGGGCAATTACAACTCCTGTTCGTACCCACATGCGAGGAACGACTGATGGCTAGCAGAGCATTAAAGACCGTCGAGAACATCATCGACGAAGCGGACGTCAAGCGCAACATCGCGCAGCGGATCGCTGCCGTCATGGGCGAAGTTGATTACGTCCAGAAGGAACGCAAACAGGGCATGAACTACTCCATCGTGTCGCACGACGCGGTGACTGCCAAGGTTCGCCCGCTGCTCCACAAGCACGGTGTGATCTACTATCCCAAGGGCCTCCGGGTTCAGCAGAACGGCAACCGAACCGAAGCCGTGTTCTCGGTTCGCTTTGAGAACATCGACGATCGCTCTGATTACATCGACGTTGAGACGATGGGCTACGGCGTGGACCCGCAGGACAAGGGGCCGGGCAAGGCGATCAGCTACGGCGTGAAATACGCGCTGCTGAAGGTGCTGGGGCTGGAAACCGGCGACGATCCCGACGAAGTTCAGGACAACCGCGCCGACTTCAAGCCGGGGAGCTTCATAACGGACCAGCAGCGCGATGATCTGGAGGCGCTGGCTGGCGAGGTAGGGGCCGATGTTCCCCGCTTCTGCAAATACTTCGGCGTCAAGACGCTCTCGTGCATCCCCGCTGACCGATACGACGCCGCAGTCGAAGCGCTGAAGGCCAAGAAGAAGGAACCGGCAAATGCATGAACAAGGCTCCCAAGAGTGGCTACAGGACCGCTGCGGACGCGTGACGGCCTCACGGATCGCGGACCTCATGGCTCGCACCAAGAGCGGCTATTCGGCCTCACGCACTAACTATGCCTCGCAGCTCATTTGCGAGCGCCTGACCGGGTGTGTCGCGCCGTCATTCACGAATGCGGCGATGATCCACGGCACCGAGACGGAGCCGGAAGCTAGGCGGGCTTACGAGTTCTATATCGACCGTGACGTGATCCAGGTTGGCTTCATGCCGCACCCGTCGATTGAGATGTCCGGCGCATCCCCTGATGGCTTGATCGGCGACGACGGACTGTTGGAACTGAAATGCCCCAACTCGGCAACCCATATCGAAACGCTGCTCGGCGGGGTCATTCCCGACAAGTATGTGAAGCAGATGCAATTCCAGATGGCCTGCAGTGGCCGTCATTGGTGCGACTTCGCCAGCTATGACAACCGGCTCCCGGAGCGGATGCGGCTGTTCGTCAAGCGCGTGGATCGCGACGAGGAATTGATCGGCGAGATCGAGACTGAAGTTCGCGGCTTCCTTGCCGAGATCGACGAGACGGTGGCGCAACTCCGCGTCCGATACGAACAGCAACTGGAGGCAGCATGAGCTACGAACCCAAGTACAACACCGGATCGCTATTCAAGAACGACCGGAAAGAAGCTGACACCCATCCAGATTACAAGGGTTCCGCATTGCTTGGCGGCGTAGATCACTGGCTCGATGCCTGGATCAATACCGACCGCAACGGCAACAAGTATATGTCGCTCAAGTTCAAGCCTAAACAGGCGAGTTCGGGGCGCGGCGAGAGCAAGCAGCCGTATGCGGAAGAGCGCTTCGACCGATCGGCTCGCGCTCCTTATGACGATGACTCGGAAGTGCCCTTCTAGGATGCTTCCACAGCGCCTCAGAGATGATCACTTCAAGCCGAAGCCACGGCTGCGCTCAACGGCGCATCGTGATTGGGTTCGCGGCCACTATTGCTGCGTTCCCGGATGCCAGTTGATGCCTATTGAGGTCGCCCATGTGAACCGCGCATCAACGCGAGGAACATCACAGAAAAGCTCTGACGCTTTCACGCTAAGCCTCTGCCGGGAACATCATGCCGAGAGCCATCGCGGCGAAAAGACGTTCGAGCGCAAATACGGTTTCTCAATGCTGGAGCGGGCGCGGGAGTTCTACGAACGCTCACCGCACCGGCACAAGCTGGACAACCCCTATGTCTGACAACGAGCCCATCCTGTTTCGCCGCGTCTTTGGATCGCTCCGTCCGGTTACGCCAGCAGCCGAGGAGTGGCTTGCGGCCCTCCCGGCTCACGCCGTCAGGATCGAGGCAAAGAACATCAAGGGCAACACCAAGCGGATCGCGCTCTACTGGATCTGTCTGAAGAAAGCCTGCGAGCTGCTGTCCGATGCGGTCGAGGGAACACTGAACCGCAAGGCGCTGCACCGCTGGCTCAAGCGCGAAGAGGGTTTGGCGCACCCGATCAAGAGCAAGAAAACCGGCGAAGTGATCGACTACGATTACGAGTCCATCGCGTTCGAGAACATGCCGGAGCATCAACGCTCTGAGTTCATCACCGCTGCACTGGAACGCATATCGCGCCGCCTGGGCTGCGATGTGACCACGCTCGAAGATGAAGCAAGGGCAGACTTTGGAGAAGCAGCATGAGTGAGATTCTTGAAGCCGTTCTTCTCGACGGAACAACTGTCGAGATCGCCCGATGGGAATGCGAACACAACCAATACGACGCGCAGGGCTGGCTCGACCATTTCGGTGACAGGATAGGCTCAGGGAGCGCTCGGCTCCCCACTGGTGCGTGGGTTGACCTGTCCAAGTTCTGTATCGTCCGAGAGGCTATCGGAGAAGCAGCATGATCTTCCGAAACAGCCGCGAAACCGAGAGGTCTTTCATGTGGAGGCGATACATTGCGGGCGAGACGAACCACTGCCCCGGCTGTGACCGGTCGCACTGGATCATCGGACGCTCAACAGCAGAGTGCGCGTTTTGCCACACGGCCCTGCCGCTTGCCGACAGTCACCAATCCGCACCGCGCCTGATTAGCTTTGGCGATGGGGGCGGAAAGACGAGAAGGGCGGCGTGATGGATGACGATACCTGGATCGAAACTCGTGAAGCGTGGAACAGGCTGAAAGCGGCATGGCAAGCCTATCGTGAAGCCAAGCGTGAATTGCGGAAGGCCCAAACACCACCATCATCAGGCACACAGTCATGACAGTATGGAAGGACATATCCACGGCTCCGAAGGGCCAATGGATTTTGCTCGCTCGCGTTGGCGGCGATTACCCGATGGTTGGGAAATCCTATTACCGAGGCGGATTCATCGGAACTGACGAAAGTGCGATCTGGCCTGAGCCGACACACTGGACCGAGCTACCACCACCACCGGACAACACTGATGTCTAAATACAGATCATGGGCGCGTGGCTTCGCCATCGGGCTTTCGTCACTTCGTGATCGAGCCGCTTCGCGTCTCGCCGGTTCCCGCTTCAATCCCTCGCGCGTGCCGCTTGCGTGACACCGGAGCGCGCCTCTCTGCCTGATTGGCCGCGCCTGATGAGTGAGCCGCTGGCGGCGTCCTATCTCTCGATAGGCGCAACCACGCTGCGCTCTGAAGGCCCGCAGCCGAAACGATATGGGCGGCGCGTTCTCTATGATCGGCGCGACTTGGACCGATGGGCGGATCGGCTTGGCGGACAACCACTTAGTGTGCCAGAACAGCATCAGGAAGCTGCCGAAGTCGAGCGGCGATTCCTGGAAAAGAGGCGCGCATGACTGTTACGTTCGTTGGCGGCCCGAGAGACGGGCAAACGATGACATTTGCACACGGAGACATCGTGGAGTTTCCGGCGGGACCGCCACAGATTGATTTCTCGGCGCCAACAGTCGATCCGATACGGCGCGACACATACATTTACAGGCGCTCGCTGCGCACGCCGTCCATATTTGTGTTTCAGCCATGACGCGCCTTCCGTTCACATACATCGTGAAGGGGCGATACTGGCAGTTCCGCAGGGGCGAATTGAAAGCGCCGCTTCCCGGTAAGCCCAGCGATCCAGCGTTCCACAATGAATATGCTCGGCTTGTGGCGCTGTCGGAACGAAAGACGCCGGAAACCGACACGGCCAGCTTCGTGCACCTGATCAAATGCTACCGCAAGAGTGCGGAGTTCAATGCTCTGCGCCCGTCGACTCAGCTCGACTACGGCAATACGCTGGATCTGATCGAAGATGAGCTGGGAGGCGAACCGTTCGCTCTGACTACACCGCCAATGGTGAAGGCGGTTCGTGATAGTCACCGGCTGACGCCGCGCAAGGCGCACAAGTTCAAGCAGATGGTTAGCCGCCTCTATTCGTGGGCAGCGGAAGAGGGAATGGTGCCGCACGGGCTCAATCCAGCCGCGCCTATTAAGCGGCTGAAGGTGCGCCAGAAGGCGATCACGCCATGGTCTGAGCAGGAGATAGCCGCGTTCCTTTCGGTTGCTCCGCTATGGCTGCAAACGCCTGTGCTCCTGGCCCTCTACACGGGGCAGCGCCGCGAGGACGTGGTGCGTATGGAATGGGCTGATTATCAGGGCGCGATTATCCGCGTTCGGCAATCCAAGACAGGCGAGCCGCTGGACATAGCGTGCCACAAGGTTCTGCGGTCGCACCTGTCGAGCATCAAGACGGCGTTTGGGGGAAAGATCGCGCGCACGGCGCAGGGTCGTCCGTTCACGGCCAACTCTCTGTCGCAGGCGCTCCGCCGGTTCATCCAGACGACGCGCTGCATCCCGGAGGATCGATCGATGCACGGGCTGCGCTATGCCGCTGCGGCACGGCTTGATGAGGCTGGATGCTCATTGACGGAGGCGGTTGCGGTTCTGGGTCATCGCACCTATCAGGTGGCCCTTCGTTACATGGCGCAGCGCCGCGCTTCCGAGGCCGCAACGGCTCGGCAGGAGGCACGGGGATGAATCGTGAACGAAACGGGAAAGTGCTAACCAGCATAGGACAGGCAGTGCTAACCCGTTCGGATGGTGACGCTGGAAACAGCGGAAATCAGCCAAAAAGGCCCGATGGCGGAGTGGTTACGCAGAGGACTGCAAATCCGCTTCCGCGCGCTGAAAACCGCCACAGTTTGCACTTTCCGCCACGTTTGAGCCGCGCAGGCTCGCGAGGGAAAATCTGTTCTCCTGCTAACTCAGCGCAAGCGATACCCGCCGGATGGTGGAGGCGCGCAGCGGCTCCATGCGAAGCACGGGTAGCGCGGTCCGCAAGGATGCGCCCACACCTAGTTCCACAGGAGAAGATGTAGATGGCTGACGAACGCGATCTCAGAGATTTAGCTTGGTCGCTATCGCTCGTGAACGAGATGGCGCGAATAGGTGTGATCGAGAACACGGTGAAGGACCGGAGCAGGTTTTTAGATGCCGCAATGACCGTTCTCGATTCTGCTCGCCAATCCCCACCCGTCCCCAACAAGGGAGGTAGGTGATGCACAAAGCTGATTATGTGCGCTCGGAAGCGGCGCGAAACACCACCTTTGACCATCACTGTCATTGGCCGGGATGCGAGCGCAAAGTGCCGCCAGCGATGTGGGGCTGCAAAGCTCACTGGTTCAAGCTTCCCATGCGCCTTCGCAACCGCATTTGGGCGACCTATCGACCGGGACAAGAGGTCACGAAGGACCCAAGCGCCGACTACCTATCCGTTGCTCGCGAGGTTCAGGATTGGATCAACGCCCAGCCTCAAACCCCACATGGAGACTCATAATGCCAAACAGTGAGCTGCTGAACGAGCATCCGCCAATCGACAAGGCAGTCATGGCGTTCCTTGGTGGAATACTACCTGGGCTCGGAAAGATGGATGGAACGGCCAAGCCAAAGACGCCGGAGGAAGCGTGGGCCGATGCTGATGAACAGGCCCGCGATGTCATGCGCGCAGGAGTCGCGGCGGTTATCCGCACACAACTAGACGAGCTTCGTGCTGAGAATGAGCGGCTGAAGGAAGCGCTTGAGCCATTTACGAAGTGTGTTGAGCAAATCGACGACAGCGAAGATGATGAAGAATGGGCGAAATTCCGGCTTCTGATCAAGGATTATCGACGCGCTAATCGGGCCTTATCGGGCGCACGAAACGGCTTCGTCCGCTGTAAAATCTGCGGCGGTGAGTTCGATGAGGCGGAATGGGACTCATCGTCCGAGTGTCCTGAATGTGAGACACAGATAGACCGCAAAGCCCTCGGAGGCACCAATGCGCCTGAGTGAGCTTAATCCTCGCTACCTAGAACACCCTGATCGCATCGCTTTCAACTGCCCACGGTGCAAGCTCGGAGTCGTCACCGTCTGGCTAAAAGAGGGAGAGGCTTCGCTCGACGGTGTAACGCACGGATGCAGTGGTCTGCCGCCTGACTTTGAAACGCTTTCTGTCACGCCGAGCATTGCTGACGAAGGTTTGTGCCGCCGCTGCCCCGGATGGCACGGCCACATAACGAACGGCGAAATCATCGGAGCCACCAGCAATGAATAAATCCGCACTGCTTGCCCCGGTTCCGCAACCGCCGTTTATCGTGCGCTCCAGCGGTCGCCAATGCTTCTCCGGCATATCGACTGAGCGAGAGGCTGCGTTGATAGCCTTCCGCATGGTGAGGCGTGGCTGTTCGTTGGCCGAAGTGGTCGATGCTGACGGATGGGCCTGCAACATTTACGCGAGAGGCACGCGCCATGACCAATAAATCCGCACTGCTGGAACTGGCGTCCCGATGCGAGAAGGCAACGGGGCCGGATCGAGAATTGGACTTGGCTATAGCTCTCGCGGTTGGCGACGAGACGTGGGCTGAGCCGGATCGGGCGAAACTCTATTACACCGCCTCGCTCGACGCAGCGATGTCACTGTATTTGCGCGTTCCAGAACGCATTCCGTCTGATCCGCGCAAAGCGACGGCGGAAGCGCTACGGCAGCGCGCGGAGGAACTGGGATGACGTCATTCGAACGCTTCTCGGCCATGGTGAAGAAAGGCCCAGACTGTTGGCTATGGATTGGCTCTACGCGCGGTAGCCGGCAGAAGCGCGGGTGTTTCTGGGACGGCCACAAGAACGTTGATGCTTGCCGGTGGATATACGCCTATTTGCATCCCGAGATTTGCCTGAACGGGTTAGTTGTTCGCCACACATGCGACAATCCTCTGTGCGTCAATCCCGAGCATCTAATCCACGGCTCGCAGGCCGATAACGTCCGCGACATGTGGGAACGGGGGAGAGCCGATAAAGCGGCTATCCGTGGGGGCTTGGCGAAGGGTCGCGCAATCCTTGCAGAGCATCCCGAATATCGCCCGCGCGGAGATCGCCACGGACTATTCGGCAAAGGGCATATCGGCACGAAGAATGGTGAGGCGAAGCTGACGGACGATGACGTTCGCGAAATTCGCCGCCTTGCTGGGACGGTTACGCAGCGCGCTTTGGCTGAGCGGTTCGGTGTGGCCCAAGGGGTAATCTGGCGAGCGATACACCGTAAAACGTGGACGCATGTCGAATGACCGCAAAGGAGAAGGGGGAATGAGCGAGATGGCCACTTCTGAAACGCCAACGCCTGAGCGCTTGGATGAGTACGACCCAGAGAGTCTGCCGGAACATCTGCGCTGGAAAGGCGAAGGGCCACCACCGGCTTACTGGTATGTCGGCAACACGAAGGTCTATCGAAGCTATGCGGACTATTGCGATGACTGATACCGACACACCCGAACGCGAGCTGATCGAGAGATTGCGTGAGCCTGACACGCATGATCCGGCATGCCCGTTCCGCTTGCGTTGCTATTGTGACGAAGGAAGCCCGCACGACAACGTTCAAGATGACGATAAGCTCGAAGCGGCCGACACCATCGAAGCGTTACTATCAAGGGTAGATAAGCTGGAAGAGGCGCTGAACGCGATAATCGACCGAGCGCCAGAGCGTAACATCAAGTGGGCCGGTATGACGGCGCGGGACATTGCGATCCACGCCCTCAACAGGAGCGCTGGCCATGCACGCGTTGTAATGGCACCGGAAACCGGAGCGGCAAGGTCGGTGTCTAGCCTACCGCTTCCTAATCCGTCTCCGAATAGCCCATAATTCCGTGATTATGTCGTTAATCTCGACTTGAGGCTTTCCCAGGCGGATTTGCCGTTGAAGGCTCGGCGCAGGGCGTAGCTGCGGACAACGCTAATCACCGTGTAGAGCAACCCGATAAAGCCTAGCTCGCCAAGGTTGACCGGAACGTCGAGAACAACCGGCAGGATCAGGACGTTGGCGGCGAAGTTGATCCCGAAACCGATTGCCACGTTCGTCATCGATTCCATGAAGGAGTCGATGCGGGTCTGCATTACGCCGCCAGCCTGTTGACGATCAGCGTGGCGTAACCGGCGATGTCCCTCCACGAGTCGTCATACTCGGGGTCTCCTTTTAGTATCCGGCTCATCTTGGTTGCGATCATTTCCAACGCGCTCTTGCTGTCGTCGGGCAAGGCTTGCCAGTTGGGACTGTCCTGCATGGCGCGTTTGATGTTCTGTTCGATCCGGCCCTGATCCGCGAAGCTGCCGTAACGGCTCCCGCGCTCGTTCAAGGTCTCCTGAATGTCGGCCACAGGTTTCTCCAGAGGCGTGAACGTGAGCATCTCTATCGGATCGCCCGCGAGCGGATGCGGATTGGGCCACCACGGCACATCTCCTATCCACGCGAACATGGCACCGCGTAGCACGTTTTCAAGCCGCGCGCAACATGTCGGGGCAGGCGTTCGTGCGCCACACTTCCCCGAACCGCTTGTGATAGGTGACAGCCGTTGCCGAGCGCAGCGCGTGCCATCCTCCTCTAGCGGCGTAAGCATCTCTCGCCGCCAGTGTCGGATGCTGGAACACGATCATTCCGGAGTGCTCTTTCTCCTCCAGGTGATGACGGTGGCCGGTGTGGCAATAGCGCTTTGTCGTTCGGCCCCATTGCTCGGCAAATTGAGCCGCGAACAATAAGGGGAGCTGGTCGTTCTTCTTCAGGTGGCCGTGGTGGAAGGCGAGTAAGGTCTTGCCCCACTCCACAGCATAATACGGGAGGGGTGATTGCTCGACCGTGATCCTAGGCTCGTTCTCATACAGCGCCGCGAACATCTGCCGGAGCCATACGGAGGACGCGAGATCGTGATTGCCTTCCGCGAGGATCACATGGACGCGCGCGTGCTTGGCGAGCGCCATATCCACTACTCGGCGGAGGGTGCGGATCGCCGTCTGGACAACCTTGTCGAAACGGCCATCTGCGTCGAGCAAGTGATGCGAAGTCGGGGTTGCCGCCTCCAGTCCATCGAAGTGCAGGAAATCTCCGAGCTGGTTTACCACCGCCATCTCAGACGCTGGCGAGGTTTCGATCATATGCTTGAAGCAGCCGATCAGCGTTTCTTCGGCAATATCTAGATCCCAATCCGCTCCGCCCTCCCTGTGCCAGGCTAGAGCACCAACGTGACAGTCGGTGAGAGTATAGACCGTGCA